TTTGATCCGGCCTGATGAAAACCAACGGCGGATCGGTACTCGTTATGGCTCGAGGAAATACCGCATTTGCCGTATTGGTCCCTGAATAGCTCCCCTTGGTCAGCATGCAAAGGCGTGGTGCCTCTGAGTCGATCTGAACATAGGAGCTATCGTTGATGCACAAAAAGCCGAAGCTCATATTCCGAACCTCACTGCATAGGCTTTTGCGATGACTCTGGTCTGGTTGGTGTTGGCAAGGTTTGCAGAGGGGTTGGCCGACCTCACGACCACCTGCCCCATAGCCGTGGAGACATATGGATAGGACTTGAGATTTGCCGTCGTCTCCCCCTCGGCAGCTTGCACGTCCTGCAGCCGTGTAGGGATGATCATGAATACGCAGTTCGCCGGATTGAAGCCCGGTATGTTCAACGTGTAGATGACCGGTTGACCTGTCGTGGCCATGCTGAAATCAAGAACGCCCTGCCAGATCACCTGATAGGTGAACGTGTTGGTGTCCATGACCAGATTCCCACTTTCGTCCCAGACTCTCGCTCCAAAACTCATGCGTCCAGGTTCCCCCACTGATAGCGTTTGACGCCGTTGGCATCGAACACCTTGCCGCCATAACTGTTGATGACTTGACGCCCACCACCGCCCAACGCGGAGTTGATTTCGAACGTCCCGTCTTTGTTTAAGATCCAGCCCATCTGCCCGGCGATGTAATTCGTCGAGCTGATGTAGCTGCCGATCTTGGCGTTGGTGATCGTTCCGTCCTGAATGAACGCCTGATTGATGAAGACCTGGCCGCCTTGCACCGCGAACGGAACCGAAATGGCACCGCCTGCGATGGTGTTGACGACTGCAAACCGATCGGCGGCCACAAGAAACTGACTCTGGAGACCTGCGCCGGTGTTTTCGATCCCAAGCCCAATACCGGCCGCGACGTATTGTCCATTCGCATTGATCTGCATTTTCACCGACCACATCGTCGATAGCTTGCCGTCCGTTGCTGCTTGGGCCTGACTCACGGTCTGAACTGCCGCTGTGGCATTGTTTGCAGTCGCTTGAGCATCTTCAATACGGGTGGACAAAGCGCCGTCAGCATTGGAGCGAACTGTCGCCTCGGTCTGGATCGCTGCCTGGTTGGTGCCAATCGAGGCCCCGAGCGTGGCGAGTTGCTGCGCCGTCGCCTGCTCGTTGGTCGCCATGGTCGTTTCGACAGTAGCAATCCGGGACTCGCTATTGCCGACTCGCGCATCCAACAGGGTGGTGCGCTGAGTCTGGGCGAAGTCCTGTTCAGCCCTGACTTTCACCTCCTGGGCATAGCTGGCAGTCGAGTCCCATCCTTTGAGCGCATCCGCCAGCTCACCTTGGCCATTGTCGTCGCGGGAAGAGGCCTGCAACGCCTGAAGCTGCGAGGCAGTAGCCGACGTCTTGCCGTCGATGGTGGTGATGTCGGCGGTATTCTTCGTCACCTGCGCGGCCAAGGCGTTGGCAGTTCGGATCGACTGGCCGCTGTTCACCCAGTACGTCGGATTCGGCGGGCCGTTCGATCCGTTGGCAGCGGCTGGCACATTTGCGATGGCCGTCCACAGGTTGTCGCCAACCCGTACGGTGTTGTCCCTGACGTACGCGTCGGTCGGCACATAGACCAGAGCATCCACGATGTTGCCGATCTCGTCCTGCAGCTCACCGATTCGCTGATTCACCGACCCTGGGCCATTGCCGTCGATCAGGTCGATTCGAGACAACAGATGCTGACCCAGTTCGGTTTCACTGATCTTGCCAGCAATCAGCTGAAGGATCGGTCCAGCTTCAGAGCTGGATTGCCCCATCACACCGTTCAGCACTGGATAGAACGGACCAATGTTGCCCGTCCGGTCCACCAGCCGCGCCCAGAAAAAGAACGTTGTTCCGGCCAGCAGGCTCTGCAGCGCGTACTCCGATTGCGGGTAGGCCAGGTCGGTGAGTTTGGTTTTACCGGCGAAATTGTTCGTCGGCGCATACCAGATCTCCGTCCGCTGCGTGTCCTCCGCACCAGGTGGGAAAGTCCATTTCAGGCCGATGCCGAAGATCAGCGATGTCGCCGTCAGCGATGTCACCGCAGGCGGCAAACCCACCTTGCCCTTGAGCTGAGTCAGAATCGAGGAACGCCAGATCGACGAAATGTCGTAAGCGCTCACGGCACGCACCCGTGCCAGATAGCCACCGGAATAGATGCCCGTGATGTCCACGCTGGTCGAACCGGTGCGTTGCACCTTGATCCAGTTGCCGTTGTCCTTGCGCCACTCGACGTCGTACCCGACAGCGCCGTTCACGGCAGGCCAGGTGATCGTCATGGTAGTGACGGCCAAGCCTTGAGCAATCGCCGTGGTAGAAGTCAGCGTTACGCTCGCCGGCGCCGGAACGACGGTAATCGGAATGACGCTGATCGGCCGCTCTTCCAGCTTTGCCCCAGTGTCGATGTAAGCGAACTTGCTCGGCTCGAACTGAAGCGCTGCTATCTCGTAATCCCCTTCCGTCGTCCGCTTGGTGCTGAGCACGCGGTACAGGGGAATCGCCAGATCGTCAGCGTCGAGCGCCCACTGAAGCTGCGGTGTTGGGGTTTCGCTATAGGCGATGGTCACCGTAATCGCGCGCCCGGCCACCGACTGCACCGTACGGCCCTCGGCTTTTCCGCTCGGCAGGTTGACGATCAACCGGTCGCCAGTTTTCGCCAGTGTGTCACGGTCCAGCGTCACGACTCTCCCAGCGGCGACAGAGATGCGCCCGCCCACCTCGCGCCCAGCCAGCAGCGAGTCAGCCACCGGAATGATGTAGCCCGGCAGCGGAATCGCCCCCTCCATGCCGGTCTTGAACGTGACAGTGCGATCTTGGTTGTTGCTCATCACCACCCATTTGCCTCGGCGCTGAGCCTCAGACGCGCGGGTGCAACCGATGGCGCTGATTTCGACTGGCTTGTCACCGAAACGACGCTGCAAGTCCGGATCAGCAAACGCAGTGACGTCAGTGTCGTAGTTGTTCGCCGGGTTGTCGTAGCTGACAATCGCACGGGTGTATCGGGTCTTGGTCGACGCGCTGCCGTACGAGAACTTGCCATCAATGACGTTCGCCCGGGTGAAGACGTAGTCAAAGTCTTGCGGGCGCGGCATATCAGACTGGGCGACAAGCTGGCCCTGAGCCCAGTAGGTCATCCCCCGGTAGATTGCCGAGATATCGCGGAGCAGAGTCCAGGCCTCGGCCTTGCCCTGCAGGTTCATGTCGCAGAGAAAGCGTGGTTCCTGCCCCCCGACACCGTTCGGCACCGACTGGTCGCAGTACTGGGCAATCCGGTACAGCTCCCACTTGTCGACCATGAAGGGCTTGATGCGCTTTCCGAGCCCAAACCGCTCAGCGGTACAGATGCCGTAAGTGACCCATGCTGGGTTGTTTGTCCACGCCGATTTGAACGTCCCGTCCCAAACACCGGTGTAGCTGCGGGTGACAGGGTCGTAGTTGCTCGGCACCTGCCATTTCCGACCGTTGCAATCCACTGTCACGGCCGGGATGTTGGTGAACTGCTCGGCATCGAACTCGATGTAGAGCAGCGCGGTGTTTGGGTACCGCAGCTTCGCGTCGATCACCTCGGTGTAACCGGCAACCAGCATGGTGTCGGCAATCCTGTTGGTTTTCTGGTTTGGCGTGATGCGGCGAACGCGGATCTGCCAGCCAGATGTTGCAGGCGGCAGGTCAACACGGCGGGACCGCTCATAGCGAGTCGTGGTTTTGCCGTCGACTGCCTCATCCAGCACCTGCTGATAGGCGCCGCCGTCAGTCGCGATATCGATTGCGTATTCGATGCGATAGCCACCGACGTTGCCGTTATCGTCCTGTTGCTGGAGTGCAGGCCAGGCAAAGCGCAGGCGCACGGCGGAAAGCTGAGTGTTCGTCAGCGAGCGAACCCATGCGGTGTCGCTACGCAGCTCGACGTTCACGGTCGTTTCGTTTTCGACCGAAGGAATGCCTGGGATGTATGTCTGATCAACCGAACCGGTACGCCACTCCCATTTCACATTCGGGAAGTTGACGTTGCCGCTGGCATCGTTGATGGGCGTGTTATCGAGGTAGATGTTGGCGGCGGTCGGCACGCCATCGAACTCACCTTCGCCAACTGCGATCAGGATCTTTGCAACGTTGGTAGAGCGCAGGCTGTCAGCAGCTTCGATAGAAGTCTTCGGACTGGTGCTACCGCCTTTGGCGCCGGTGATGTCGATTTTCTCAGCTGCGCCCATGCTTTCCCCCAGGCATAAAAAAACCGCCAGGCGGCGGTCGGGTCTTTCATTTCAGGATCAGGTTTTGTCTTCGGCGTAGATCGATGCAGAAATGATCGCGCCGCCCCACCGCCGGCGACCGATGCATATCGGAACAGGGTTGCCGCTGGCCGTGGTGTTCTTGGCGGAACCGAAAGCGTAGGACGGGAGGTTTTCTGGTGCTGCGCTTTGCTTCAGGCCGGATGATTGCGGGCTTAGCATTTGTATGACGCCGCCGGCAACCAGTGCCACGCCGGCGGGAGCCAAAGAAGGAAACCAAATACTCGCTACGAGCAGAACAGCGCCAAGGATTGTTTGCAGAATGCCTGCGCGCTTGCTGCCTTCAAGAACAGGGGCGATCCTTACCTCGCGGGTCCCGCCCATTTCGAGGCTGTCGACGCCCACGTTATGTCCATTGCGGAAAACGGCGAACCGCATACCCAACCGACTGAGGCGCTTGATTTCATCTTCAAAGCCATCAAGCGTGCACTTGAGGGCTTTCAACGCCTCCCATGCGCGTCCGCTATCAAGCTGACGCCTGTGTACGCGACCAAACCTTTTACGCAGCGGTCCGGTGAGGATGATCGTGGTCACAGGATCGAAGTGAGCTGCTGTAGCGGCCATTTTTGCTCCGGGCACAAAAAACCGCCCGGAGGCGGCTTCTTGAGGGTTGGTTAAAGACAGGATCGTACCGCTGACTCGACGGCGCTCCGACCAGGCATCATGGACCAAGCCATTCGCTGATGGAGAACCACCGAACTGCCGGTTGGGGTCTTCGTGATGTCCAGCATCTCGTCGGCCATGTTGCTGCTCGCCACGAGCAAACGGTATCCGTTTTCGGTCTCAGACATCGTTGAATCCGTTCGGGCGTTCTGCCACTTGGGGAAAACGCATAGCGCATAACGCTTCGGGTCTTTCTTGGTGGTGGCCGCGATACTCGGCTCATTTTCGGCAAGATCGCCAGGGCCGACGCAGCCCGCCAACAGGGCAACAGCCACTGCACCTATCAGTATTCGCATAATGATCCTTCAGTAGTTTTCGAACCGGATAAAACGGCACGGAAATTCGCCGGTGTTCAAAGCACGATTAGCCTTTAGGCTTGTCAGGTTTGAACGACTCAACCAGATCAGGCGAAAAACCCTCGCCCTCCCCAAACACCTCCTTCACCTTGCGGTCAGCTGCGATCATCTTCTCCTCTTTAGCTGGCAGAGTTTTCAGGTCTTCAAGCATCTTGCTGAGGATATCGATCTGCTCGTCACGAGACTTTTGCGCGCGATCCGAGGCGTATTTGGAACCGTACTGACTAGCGGACGTGGATAGATCCTTGGTAGCAAGATCTTCTATCTGTTTCTCGGAATTTAGCCTCATCCGGGATCTTGCCTGCGCAACTTCGAACCTGATGATCTCTTGCGCGCTTTTGCCGAAATCGATGGCTGAGTCTCTCGCCTCTGGACGGTGGTCAAAGACAGATGTGCGCAATGCCACGTTGCTTTTGTCGATCTCGTCGACCGACTCCGCTGAGGCCTTGAAGTATTCAGCGAAGGTGACGGTGTCGGACTTTCGCATCTCAGAATGCCTAGCCATTTGAGCGGCTACCGACCTTACGCTTGCAAGCGCGGTTTCCATCTCGTTCATCGCGCGATATTGATTCCACCCCCAATATCCAGCGACAAATATTATCGCCACAGCTACAACGGCAGTGATCAGCTTCATGGTTCCCTCCCAAATGGTGAGGGAAATCTACACTATCCGCACGGAACGACCAAAGCCCCTGCCTTGGCGGGGAGCTTCGTATGCGCGTCTTTGTGCCTAAGGATCAGGCGTGTTCTGTCATGCCAAGGGCCGCCGAACACAACGATTTCCGATGGTTTACCGTACATGTGGTGAAGCAGGAACGGACCAGCGCCGTGCACCGCCACCGGTTCGTCGGGTAGCATAGGATCGGTGCCGAGGTAAATTCCGGCGTGGTTCGGATGCTTGGTACGCCCTACTTCCATAACGATCATGTCGCCTCGTTGCGGGGTGCCGACACGCTCGAACCCTGCCGCCTCGTAGGCCTGTTCATACAGGCTCGGGCCGTCGGCCTGCTCCCACCATCCGTCCTCGCGTTTGAACGCCTCGAATTCCAGTCCCCACTCGCGCTTGTACCAGTCAGCGCAGACCTGCCAACAATCCCAGGCGCCGTGCACGAACGAACGACCGAGTAACGGTGTGTGCCCAGTCGGTACGATGGTGCGCAGATCGCCTTCGGGCCAGCTCAGGATGTGCCATGGCAGTTCGGTCGCCTCGCACATGGCCAGGTCGCGCGGCGAAGGCCTGCTTGTCGCGTCCGGGTGTGAGTGAACGATGCCGATCACTTCGCCCTGGTCTTCAGCAGCGGCGTATTCCTCCGGAGCTATCCGAAACTCCTCATTCGGGTCGGTCGCAGTATTGGCGCACGGGATGTATTGCTGCTTGCGTCCTATGCTGATCAACAGCCCACAGCACTCGCGCGGGTATTCGGCGGCGGCATGGGCCTGAACCGCCTTCAGAATGTGTTTGAGCATGGTCAACTCCGGGCTATCAGCGAGACAGCCGGGAAGCCGCCGAAGGGCAATTCGTTGTTGGCACCCCAGCGCGGTTCACAGCCAGTGGTGAGCAACCCATTGCACTCATCGAGCTCAGGATCGCCAGTCGGATTACCGTCCTTGTCGAAATAGGGACCGGTGTAGCCGCAGTTCGGCCCCCGATATCCCCCGGTGAGGCACCAATGGCACAGCGTGGTCATCTGGCGCCCGATTGATTCGCCACCTACGTCGCCCGGGCTGGCCAGCTCCCACGAAACGGTCTCCCCATCCTCGTTGGTCTTCTGGTCCAGATACCAGACTTCGATGGATTCCTGCGTGGGGTCAGCCTCAGCGTTGCCTGCCGGGAAGTTGGCCGCGTCGATGTAACGTACCAACGTGTGCCGCATGGTCAGCTTGAATTCGAGCAGATCCTCGAACGCGAGGCACAGCGCCGTGATTCGCCCGCTCACGTTGCCGACCGACAACGTCGGGCGTACCGCTGTCCCGTCGCCATTGGCCTCGATGCCGTCAATCTGCATCGGCCAAGCGCCATACTCCTCACCCTGCCACCAGATCGACTTCGCTGGCAGTTGGTCAGCGTCAACGCCAGCAGCGATGAGCTCGGCCTGAGTGTGCGGGATTGAGTGACCGTGGAACCGCAGGATGTCGGCACCGTAATCAGAGCCGTCCAGCTCAAACAACAGCACCTCGCTGCCAGGCTCAAGAACCTGCAGGTCATTGATCAGCGGCATGATAAATCCTTAGGGGTGGAATGCTTGGTCAAACGTGGCAGTGAGCTTGAATTGCCCGCCGCCCAGGGGTGTAGGAACCGACTTTTCGCAGGTATAGAGCCCGACCTCTCCCAATGGAGTGGTCCATTTGAAGGCTTTCGCACCAGCATGACGGTCCAGGAATTCCATAATCTGCTGCACCGTGGACTTTGGCCCGGTGTAGGTGATGGGAAACGACTGCTCCTTGTTGTTCGGCCCATCACCGACCGTTTGTTTGTAGCCATTGCCGAACTGCGATTTCCGGGTGCGCCAGTTAATATCCGGCGCATCACCGAATTGAGTAGGCCAGGTGAAAGTTTCGATAGCCATGATCAGGTCCTCGTCTGTCGGAAGCTGACGCCGCCCGGTCGCCACGAATCAGCTACGGCTTTGTCGGCCGCCTGCTTTATCTGGATTTGCAAGTTCTGAGCGAGTGCCGTCTGATCGAGCGTCAACCCCTCGGAGCTCCGATCTTCGACCGAAATACTCACTGGGGCATTGATTTGGACATTTGACCCACCGCCACCGATTGCGCGCACACCCAAGGCGCCGCCAGACGTACGGGTCAGCGGCATGATCGCCTCAGGGCCTGCTTCACCCATCACGCCAGCTCCTCCACCCAACATCCCAAACGCTGTGGGCGAACTGACAATGCCGTTGGTGAAGGCGCCGCCATCGGCGAACATCTGGACACCATCCAGCCACGCGCCGCCTTTGGCTTGCGGAAAGTAGGAGGATGAATACCCGGCCTGCGATGCGCCGAGGTTTGAGGACGTCGCGCCGGCTGAACCAGCAGCCAACCCGTTACCATTTCCGCCACCGAAGTAGCTCAGGCCAGCGCCAAACAAAGCGCTCAGCAGCGAAGACGACGCCTGGCGTGTTGCGATCCGAGCCATGTCGGCAAGGATCGACTTCGCGAAGTCCGAGAAAGAAAGCTTCCCGGTCAGCGCGAAATTGACGATGGCATCCTCCATGCTGCTGAAGGCGTTGGTGAAGAGCGCCTTCGTCTGCCCGGCGATGTCGCGCGCGCTGTCGAGGTAGTTTTCCCAAGCGGAGGTCGCTCCATTGGTCCAGTCGCCTTGGGCAATCTCTACATCGGCGTAATTCTGCCGGATCTGGTCCGTTGCTTTCTTATTGGCGTCGGCCAGAGCCTGGGATTTTTTAGCGAACTCCTCATCCGACATATTCCGGGACGGGTCGGACTTCTGGTTCGCCAGGTCCAGCGACTGCTGAGCAAACCTGTCTTGCTGGCTGTTCAGCTGGGCATCGAGCGCGTTCTGTCGATCACCGCGACCGACACCCAGCACCGCGCGCCGCCCGGCAAGTTCAAGCGCCTTCTGTTGCTGATTCAGCGCCTGCACATACTGATCGATCGAGCGGGTCTGCTTGTCGATCCGGCCTTTTTCGTTGTTGGCCAAAACCTCCAGTTGGCTGTCAGCGTCTTTCTGCGCCTTGACCATACTGGTCCGGGCGTCAGCGATTTTCTGCTCCAACTGGATACGCTGTTCACCAGTGGTCGACGACTTGTCCCGCACCGCTTGTAGGGCGGCGATTTCAGCCTCATAGGCGGCGGTAAGGTCGCCCTTCTCCTGCTCAACGATCGCGACGCGCTGGCTGCTATACGACTCAGCCGAGACCAGCCCGGCTTTCTGCGCCGAGTCCAGTTCCTTTTCGAGGTTCTGGTAGTAACCGGTGATCGACTTGAGATTGTTCTGTGCGTCGTTGAAGCCCGTCAGGTTGAGCTGATTGGCCGGCCCTCTCGGATCCTTGAACTTGTCGTTAATGTTGGCGATGTTCTTGTCGACGGTCGCCTGATTGAGCCGGGAGTCGTTCGGATCGGTCTTCCGAATGTCGTCGAGCCACTTTTTGTATTCCTTGACCGCGTCGGTACGCTTCTGCTCATTGGTCCATGAGGACTTGGTGAGCGCATCGATCTTGGACATGGCGCCGATCGAATCTTGCTGCGCTTTCGCCTGCTCGGCGTCGTATTTTGCGATGTCAGCATTGGCTGCCTTGGTGTCCTTCAGGAAGTTGAGCCGATCGGTGTAGTACTCGATCATCTCCTGTTTGTTCTGGAACAGGCCTATGTCACCAGCCTGCGCGCCAGCCAGGTCCTTCTCGGCATTGGCGATATCGGCGTCGATATCGGGGCGGCCGAGGTTCTTCAGTCCATCAGCGGCCTTGACCACTGCCAGATAGCCGCGCTCCCAGAAACTGAGGTTTTCGAGGATCTTCGGCGTGCGATCGTTGATCGCGTCGGCGTATTGCTCGGTGGCGAGCTTCACCGCCGCGGCATGATCACCCTGCTCTTCCAGTGCGGCAATCTGCGAGTAAACCGAAGCAGTCAGGAAATGATACTGCTCGTTCAGCGCCGCAGACGCCTTCACGGGGTCGTCGGCCAGCTTCACAAACTCGGCAATGGTCGCGCTGACAGCGGTTCCGGTCGCCTCCTGCATGCCGATGGCAGCCTGGGTGATTCCACCAAAGCTTTCGCCTGCGATCTTGCCATTAGAGGCCAGGGTGGCAAGCACTTCAGCGGCCGCGCCGGTTGTGCCAACGGTTGCGCTCACCTGGCGCGCCAGTGAACCCAGTTGGCTGGCACTGACGCCGGCGGCGTTGCCAGTTGTGATCAGCGCCTTGTTGTAGCTGTCGGCTTCCTCGCTGCCCTTGTAATAAGCGATGCCGAGGGTGGCCACGACTGCGGCAACCGCAGCGATGGGCGCAAGAATCGCAACCAAACGCAGTGCAGATGTGCCTGCGCTGGTCCCGATCTCCAGGAGATTGTGAGCAGCCACACGAAAGTTGCCTTCGGCCAGCGCGTTGCCCAACTGCAGGACGTTCTCGCGCGCGCCTCTGGTGTTCAGGCTGAACTTCGATGTCTCGTCACCCAGGCCTTTGACCTTCTGCCGCGCGGCGTCGATGGATGCCGAGAAGGTTTTGAAGTCATCCTCGCCAATGTTGCCGTCGGCGCGGTGCTTGTTCAGCAGCTCTTGTTGATCGTCCAGCTTTTGCAGCGCCGCCAGCGCAGGGCTGATCTTGCCCAGCAATGCCTGTAAGCCCTCGGCCTGCACGCCGACGGCCGCTGCCGCATCCTTTGCGGCCTTGGCGCCCTGCTGATTCGCCCCTACAAGGGCATCGGACTCAGCTTGAAGACGTTTCTGCAACGCAGCCAGGCTGGCAGTTGAGTCGCGGCTAGCATCCATCGCGCTGGAAGTGCTGCTGACGCTGGTTGTAAGCCGCTGGTAGTACTCGCTGTTTTGGAGCGAGGTTCTCGCTACCTCGATCAGTCGAGCCTTCGCCTCATCGGTCGCTTGAGCGGCACGCGCCTCCGCCTCGGCCAACTTGTCAGCAGCGTCAGCCGTCTTTTTGAAACCAGCGGTAACGTCGTCGGCGGCTTTCTCGGCCTTGACGCCAGCCGCCGTGAGTTTGTCGAGATCGGTCGCGGCTTGGGTGGCATCACCCGAATCAACCGCGATCCCCAGTTCTGCGATTGTGCCAGACATGAGTGCTCCGCTATTTCGATTTGCTCATGACGAGCAACGCCTCGGCTTCCATTACCCGAAGGTCCGGAAACAGCTTGGCTGTCTGTTTTTTGGTGAAACCGAGGAAGGCGGTCACGTCGCTGATGACGCTGTAGTCCAGGCCGACGGCGCCGCCAAATCCGGTACGCCATTGCGTAGACAAGGCGTTGAACGTCAAAAATGCGGGCCACGCGTCAGGAAAGACGTCGAATTCTTCATCTGGGATGTCGGCGCGGGACAAGCCGAAGGCCGCCAGATCGGAATCCGACGGGCCTGCTTCGTACATCAGGCGCGCGACCGTTCTCAGTTTCCCAGGCGGGCGACCGCAAAAGCGTTCTGGTAGGCAGTGACGATCGCGTCACCGGCACCGGCGGAGGTTTCGATCAGCGCGCGAATAGCATCAGGCGTGAACTTGTCTTCAAAGCCCCAACCCACCACGAGTTCGCTCACCTGCTCGATTTGCCGCTCAATGTTCGCGTCAGTGATGTCGATCAGGGTGATGTCGTCGCCCTTCTCCTTGAACCGCTCCTGATCATCTTTCACCGCCTGCTGCCAGCCGGCGAACAGCGCGGCCAGCTCCTTGCGGTTTCGGTACTTGAACTCGAAAGGCACCTTCACCGTGGTACCGCCCACTCGGGGAATTTCCACATCCGCCTTGAACGTAGCGGACTGAGCGATTTTGAACTTGGTCGCCATGGGTTAGGCCGCCTTGTAGCGAGTTGGACGCGAGGCGAGCGACAAAGTGATAACGCGGGCCATGACGTTGTTGCGCGTAAGCGTCGGAGTCGGTGTGATCGACACATAGGCGTTGTAGTAGATGGTCGCGCCGTTTGGCAGGGTCAGACGGAGCACGCGCGGCTCGCGATCGTCGTCGGCAGCTTCGACCGCCGCCACGTATGGCAGGCTGTCGTCATCCGCCACGGTTAGCGACAGGGTGATCGGGTTCTTGGTGGTTGGCAGTTGACGGTCATCAGACTCCTCCAGGAAGCCAAACGTAGCGAACTGCTGCTCACCACCGGAACTGCTGTTGTCGGTAATCTGGCTGATCTGGGCCCAGCCGCTGACCGCACGCACAGAGCCGATACCAGAACCGGCGGTGTAAACGGACGTTTTGGTGGTGTCGATCCCGTCCAGTTCGAAACTGTCGGTATCGGAGCCGATCACACGCACGACCTTGTCGTTCAGGCGGGTCCAACCAGAAGTTACGACCAAAACATCGTCGTCGTCGAACCCGTGGGCTGCAGAAGTGACTTCCGGAGGCTTGGCGTTGGTGATGGCAGTAAAAGCCTTTGGCGCGCCGTAGGTGGCAGCAATTTCAAAGATCGAGCCGTTGGGAAGAATGGCACTCATTGGGTTTTCCTCGTACACAAATGAAAAACCCCGCACTTGGCGGGGTTCAGGTTTTGCCCAATGGGCGGGTTATGTGCGGTCGGCGCGGTATTGGAATGACGCCGACACTGTGAGCGTTGTCCCGTCCTGAATTGCGGGGCCGGGCTCGACAGGCGTAAGCACCATCACTTCGAAGCCACCCTGCTGGAGTCGCAGGAACGTCGGGAACAGGTCGTCCAGGTCATCGACCAGCCCTTCTGCATCACCTGTGCCGTTGCCAGCCGGAGCAACGACGCTGATCTGAAACACGCCGGTGTAGACCCGGTCCGTGCCTTCCAGCGTCTGGGTGTCGGTACCAGCGGGCAACGTGAAGGCGCGCAGATACGTCTCGTCGTCTCCAGGCTCGAATGCCACGCCCTGATAAGCGATCCGCAAGCCTCGTGGCGCCGCCCAAGCCGCAAGCTGCTGCTCGTAGATGCGACGGATGATCTGATGGCTCATTTGACGGCCTCAGTCTTCAGTTGCGGCGACTGGAAAGGCAGCGGCTGCCTCGTATGGCATTTCGGGCAGGAGTGCAGGTAAAGCGGAGGGCTAGTCATGTAAGCAGGTGAATCAGGCTCACGCTCAAGCCTCTCACCGCACTTGCACAGGGCATACCTCCAGAATGTGCGAACCTCGACATCTTCGTAATTCATATCTGGTTGTTCCTGATGGCCTCCAGCACAATCTGCTGAAAGCGTGCGACGGTGATGCGGACCATGCCGCCAGGGGCCTGCTGGGAGTGACCGAACTCCAGCGGGATGGCATATGGCAGTGAGTTGGTGATGTACGCCGTGTCGCCCGCCTTAAACTCGATCGCTCCGTCGACGATCCGCGCGGTGGACTTGCGACCGCTCGGGTCGACGTCCTCCGTCGTAGTGTTGTCTGGCGAGCCGATGCTGAACATCCAGTTGCCACGGAACCGGCCCCCGACGTAGTCCTTGCCGGAAACCAGCCCGTTCACATTGAAGTTCTGCACCCGCTCGGCCTTGGTCAGAGGCTTGGCGTACTTCACGCCGCGCTTCAGGTTGCCACTGCGTGTGAAGTTGCTCGGCGTCAGGGAGGTGATGACGTTACGCACCTCGACGTGCGCGTCGTAGGCATCAGCCTCGGCCTTGTTCTTTGCGCGATGCGCGATGTTGGCTGCCCAGATTTCTGGATTGCCCACGGGCGACATGCGGATCACGCTGCTGCCGAGTTCGATCACGATCTCTCGCAGGCTCGCGTCGATTGCTTCCTT